TATGATATCTGCGGCGTTCAGCCAATGACTGGCCCAACAGGGTTGATCTTTGCCCTACGTCCTCAGTACAACGCTCAGTACGACAACTCAACTGACTCAGGTGGTGCTAACACTGCGTTCTTCAACGAACCAAACACTGGTTTCTCACAAGCTAATGGCGTGTATGACGGCAGCACGCTTGGGGCAAACGGTAAGAACTTAGGCACAGTCGTTTCCGGCGACCCGACGACCTTTAACTTCCAGGGCGGTCTAACTACGAGCATTGCTGAAAAGCTCGGTTCTACAACTTCTCTTGACTTTCCGCAGATGGCGTTCAACATTGAACGTGTTAGCGTAACCGCCAAGAGCCGTGCTCTAAAAGCTGAATACTCCATCGAACTCGCTCAGGACCTAAAAGCAGTTCATGGTCTAGACGCTGAAACAGAACTATCCACAATTCTTACAGCGGAAATTCTCGCTGAAATTAATCGTGAAGTAGTTCGTACAGTTATCTTAACAGCGACTGCTGGCGCGACTGATACTACAACAGCCGGTACATTCGACTTAGACGTCGACTCAAACGGTCGTTGGTCAGTTGAAAAGTTCAAAGGTCTAATGTTTCAAATCGAACGCGAATGCAACGCTGTTGCTAAAGCCACTCGTAGAGGGAAAGGTAATCTGTTAATCTGCTCTTCTGACGTAGCTTCTGCTCTTCAGATGGCCGGTGTGCTAGATTACGCTCCAGCTCTAAACAGCAACAATCTACAAGTTGACGATACTGGTAATACCTTTGCCGGTGTTCTAAACGGTAGAGTTCGCGTTTATGTTGACCCTTATGCTGGCGGTAACTACTGTGTGGTTGGTTACAAAGGTGCTAGCGCATTTGACGCTGGACTTTTCTACTGCCCATACGTTCCGTTACAAATGGTCCGCGCTGTTGGTCCGGACACTTTCCAGCCAAAGATTGGATTTAAGACCCGCTATGGTATGGTCGCCAATCCTTTCTCTAAAGGTGCTCTCTACTCCGACGGTTCATTAGCTGCCAACGTTAATGTGTTCTACCGTCGTTTCTTAGTCGCCAACATCATCTAATAAAAATAAGTTGGTTGTCTACGTTTGGGGGGACTTCGGTCCCCCCATTTTTTAGTATCTTTCGCTATATAAATATGTTATATACTTGCATAATTTAATTTGGAGATAATGCACATGCCGTTTAAAACACCTGCTAATAACACTGTAATTCAACCCGTCATTCATACCGGCGGTGCCAAATTTGGATCCATGGATAACTTGGGTCGTCTAAGAACATCTTCGCACCAAAATATCTACGAAGCGGATTTCGAGTATGGCGCTCAACCTATGCGTTGGGAAAATTTTATAATCAGTTCTGTCGCTGGCGCTTCAAATATAAATCAATTACCCGGAGCTGGTGGCGTGCGTATGCGTATTAGCAACGCTTCTGGTGATATGACAATTAGACAATCAAGGCCATATCACAGATATCAGCCTGGTAAAACCATGGTTCTGTCTACGGCAGTAAACTTAGGAACGGCGCAGCTAAATCACAGACAAAGATGCGGGTTTTTTGACGACGGCAATGGAATGTTTTTAGAGCAAGCGGATCCTGTTTATACCACGTCAAACGCTGTTTTCACAGGTAACACGTTAGCAGGTTTACCTATAATTTCTAATCTTTCTAGCACAGCAACAATGTACGTTGGCATGCCTGTTTCCGGCATAGGTATAATCAGCCCAACAACTTCAATAAAAGATCCTAACGGAACGCTCGCCTCTCCTTATACAACTACAATTACTGGTATAATCAACAGCACAGCTGTGGCAATCAGTTCAACGGCTTTAGTAACACAAAATGGCGGCTCTTTCACGTTTACCACGCAAGCTAATCCTTTTGGTATGTTTTGTGTTGTTCGTTCTGATGTTAATATCGCTTCTTCTGTAGGGTTGGGTGTGAACAACGGTATCGTTACGGATCAACGTATTCCTTTGCCTTGCTGGAACGGCGATCAATCGACAATCAATTCCTTGGATTGGACTCGCATTCAGATGATCTGGATGGAATACACTTGGTATGGTGCTGGTATGGCGCGTTGGGGCTGCGTTTTAAACGGCGAATGGATCGTACTACATTACGTTACATACGCTAACAGAGGCCCAATCAATATAACAAATCCGCAAGGAACTATCATAAGTCCGTCTCAAGTTGGTCCATGGGCTAGAACGGGTAATTTACCTGTTAGATACGAACAAAGAAATGTCGGTGCTACCGCAAGCCCTAACGACATGTATCACTGGGGCGTTTCTGTTATCGTGGAAGGAAAACAAGACGATCAACGCGGATTCACTTATTCTTATGGTATGAATCCAACACAAGGTAAACGTACGGTAAATCAAAGTACAACTAGATACCCTGTTCTTTCGGTCGTTTCTAGACCCATGGGCGTTATCGAAATGAGCGGAAATTCAATTTTTAATGCTCCAACTTCGGCTAGTACCAACGCAGCAATAACCATCCCGTCAAACACGACATTCGACGGCGTCATTGCTTCTTCTCAGACAGTTAGTTACACCAACTTGAATAATGTTATAACTGTAGCAGGCGGCGGGAGCACTGCAAATATATTTCCCGGTCAGTTGATGACGTCAAGCGTAAGCGGGATACCGGCTGGGGCGACCGTAACTTTTGTTAACACAACTGCGTACACTATAAGCGCAGCTGCTACAGTTACGCAAGCATCCGCAACTGGAAACACCGTAACGAATAATACTTTAGTCGGAAGACACATATATTTTCCAGCTCAAGGTGTAGCTAACAACGGGTTGACAGCCAGAATCACCGCCAGCAACTCTACACTTATAACGTTTACAACAATAACTTCTACTCCAGGCGTTAGCACACCGATTGCTAATACGTTGACTATGACCGGAACACCATTTCAAATTGGGTTAATTAATCGCGGACAATTGTTGCCCAAGAAGATGTATATTTCAACGGATGCTCAGTGCACTGTTGAATTGATTACGAGTGCTCCCGGAAATCCTGTGTTGTTAACTGGAGCAAATTTTGCAACCTTAGCGAATACAAGAACGACAACATCTTTTGCTAGCTCTTCAGCGCTGACGCAAGCAGACGGGATAATTTTCTCTAACAATGCCACGGTTAACACAATAGGGCTTGGATCGAATTATTCTTTTGCTATGAGAGACGTTTCTGCTACAGCTATGACTGGAGGAGAAGTCGTATTTGCTTTGACTTCGCCAAATGGCGGTCCTGGATTACAGGAAATTGATCTATCGTATTTCTTCCCGCTGTATAACACTATCTCAGGAAATTTAACGGATATTTTAACTGTTGCGGTAACGACGGGTTCGGCAGCAGGCGCCAACGTTGGCGTTCACTTGATTTGTCAAGAAGCGATGTCATAAAAAAAGGGGACCGATGTCCCCTTTCATCTAAAAGGTCGCGCTAACTCTAGCGCGACCGAACTAGATTTTAGCTCGTTACAGGTTGATTCCCATAACGCGTAGAGCCAATCGAGCTTCGTCCGGCATGCCAAAACGATACTTGCTCTTTACATGGCCCTTGGAGTTTGTTGTGAGCTGAGAGAAGATAGCGTAACCTTCTGCACGAAGCTTGCTAACCAACGCACGAGCGCTGTTGTTCGTAGCAAGCTTAAAGCGGTGGCGGATTTGCTTTGCAGTTAACTGCTCGCCGTTCTTCAGCACATTTAGAACCATTTCGCTCTTAGTCATAGTGTTTTCAATGTTCATCAATAATCTCCTTTGTTTCACGATGTGTTGCGGTTTATTCAACCAACTCATATAGTATACCAATTACAATTTTAAAAGTCAAGCTGCTGTAAGCGCAGCGTCTGCCCAATCGAGCCAATCTAGCTCTTCTTCATCCAGCGCATGCCCTTGTCGCCGTTTCTGTAGCAGCTCTTGCTGCTTTTTTTCTATACTACGAAGACCTTCGTATTGGTCGTTTTGTACAGGAAATTTGTATCTTTTTACCTTTAACATCAGACTCTCCTAGTAGTTGAAATTTAGTATAACGTTGTCTATTTATTTCGTCAACCGTTTCTTTACTATAAATAGGTAAAGTAGTATAATTTAGTGTAAAAGTATGACAAACGCTCCAAATTGGCCGCAAGACATCAATTTCTTATCTCCATTAGGGTTCAAGTTTACCATTAATAAACTGCCTAATTTTGAGTACTTCGTTCAGAGCGTAGACTTTCCTCGTCTTGGCCTCAATACAATGCAGCAACTGCAAACTCCTTTTAACAGAATCACTTTGGCTGGAGACCATGTTTCGTTTGACGAGTTTACTGTTACGTTTAAAATAGACGAAGATATGTACGCTTATTTTGAGTTGTATGATTGGATTGTTGGCGCGGGTAAACCTGAAAGCTTTGACCAGTACAACGCTTTAAACAGCAAGCCAACTGGGTTTGGCGTCATAGTTGATGCCAGTTTAATTGTGCTAAACAGCGCAATGCAACCAAACATCCGTGTTACATTTAACGATGTAATACCCGTAGGTCTTTCTGGGTTTACATTTGATTCAACTAGAGAAGACGTTTCTTACCTGACTGCTTCCGCTACCTTTAAGTATAGACAATATGTTTATGAACGAGTGACTTAAACATGGAGAATACATTATGCAACTTGATGAAATCTTTGAGCTTTGGGCTGAAGACTCAAATATCGACACTGCGCGGATAAGCGAAGAAGCTATAAAAATACCCAAGCTTCACCACAAGTATTACAAAATCTTTTCTCAAGAAAGACTGACTCTTAAGAAATACGAAACGGATTTCAAAAAGCTTCATCAATTGAAGTTTGAGTATTTCCTTGGGACTCTGTCGCAAGAAACGCTTAAGGAAAACGGGTGGGCGCCAAATCCAAGATCTATCTTGAAAGGCGATATACCGTTGTACATCGAGTCAGATCAAGACATAATCAACCTCACGCTTAAAATTGGCCTTCAAAAAGAAAAGGTCTCCGTTCTCGAGTCTGTTATTAAGAATATCTCTGAAAGAGGCTACATGATTAAAAACTACATTGAATGGCAAAAATTCACTAATGGAACATCATGACAGAAGTTATAAAAATATCCAAGGTAAACGAAGCTCACGCTAGAATAGACTGCGAAGTTTCAACCCTATACGAATTGAGTGACCGTTACACCTTTCTTGTACCCAACGCTAAGTTTCATCCTATGGTTAGGAACAAAGTTTGGGACGGTAAAATACGCCTTCTCAACGTAAACACTAGAACGATTTACGCGGGTCTTGTAGACTCTATAGTAGAATACGCGACTAGCGCCGGGTATGAAGTTGAGTTTGTTGACAACGCATATACCAAAGTTGAATTCAGTCTCAACGAAGCTGTTGAGTTCTGTAACACGTTAGACCTTCCTGTCTCTGTTAGAGATTATCAAACAGCCGCCCTAGCTCACGGTGTTCGTTCTAAGCGGTCTCTTCTGTTGTCTCCCACAGCTAGCGGTAAATCCCTCATCATCTACTTGCTTACCCGCTACTATTCCTCTAAGACGCTTATAGTTGTTCCTACTGTATCGCTGGTTCATCAGATGGCTTCCGATTTCGTTAGCTACGGATACGACAAAAACAGAATACATTGTATCACCGCTGGCGCGGATAAAATGGAACAGGCGGATGTTATCATTTCGACTTGGCAATCCATTTACAAGATACACAAGAACTGGTTTAAGCAATTCAACGTCGTGATTGGAGATGAGGCACATTTGTTCAAAGCCAAAAGTCTTTGTTCTATCATGGAAAAGCTTTATACATGCGAGCATAGATTTGGGTTCACTGGAACGCTAGATGGAACTGAAACAAACAAAATGGTTCTTGAGGGGCTGTTTGGGTCGGTGAAAAGAGTCGCGTCCACAACAGATCTAATAGAACAAAAGCACCTAGCGGAACTACGCATAAAAGTGCTGTTATTGAAGTACAGCGATGAGGTAAGAAAAGCGGCAAAAGGGTATGATTACCCAACAGAAATGGACTTTATTGTACGACATGCAGGCCGAAATAAGTTGATAAAGAACTTGACATTATCACTAAAAGGTAATATACTATTACTGTTCCAATATGTGGAAAAACATGGAAAAGAGTTATACGAAATTATAACCAAAGCTGACCCAACTCGCAAAGTGTTTTTCATTCATGGCGGCGTTGATGGAGAAAAGCGAGAAGACATTAGAAGCTTAGTGGAAAATGAAACAAACGCGATCATCGTAGCCTCCTCAGGCACGTTTTCTACCGGCGTAAACATAAAGAATTTACACAACATCATATTCACTTCTCCCAGTAAATCTAAGATCAAAACGTTGCAGTCTATCGGCCGAGGACTTAGAAAGTCTGATACAAAAGACTCCGTTGTTCTGTTTGACATCGCAGACGACCTTTCTTGGAAAACTCACAAGAATTACACTTTGGAACACTTCAAAGAAAGGTTGAAAATATACTCTGAAGAAGGGTTTGATTATAAGCTTTATAACATAGAAGTAAAGGAATAATATGGAACACGCAATACTCAAATTAGTGACCGCTGAATTGATCATCGGAAGAATTGTTTCTGAAACAGAGAAAGAATACCTACTTTCATATCCTATGGTTGTGGATGTGAAGTATCATCCAACAACGTTGGATCCTTTGATGTACCTTACGCCTTTCAATCCTTTTGGGTATGGCAATCAATCTGATTACCTAATCAACAAGAAGCATGTTGTTTCTGACATGGCGGTCTATCAAGAGGTCATAGCGTTTTATGAACGTAGCATCTCTAAAAAGAGCGCACCAATAAAAGATAATGAGTATGAAGCTCTAAAAAATCTGTTAGACTTCAGAGGATCCTCAAACACCAGTATAAATTGAAACAGTACATAACTGATTATACTCAGTTTCTTAAAGAAGTCAAGGAGTTAACATGGCGAAAGCGCACTATGTGGATAACAAATCGTTCTATGCAGCAATGCTAGAATACAAAGCAAAACGAGTAGAAGCAGAAACGAATGGGTTGCCTCCTCCAAGGATACCAGAGTACATAGGACTTTGTGTTTATCAGATAGCAAACAAGCTTGCCACTAAAGGTAACTTCATAAATTACACCTTTAGGGATGAAATGATCTCAGACGGCATTGAAAACTGTATCCTGTATTTGAACAACTTTGACCCTGATAGATCAAATAATCCGTTTGCTTATTTTACCAGAATCATTTATAATGCGTTTGTGTTGCGAATTCAAAAAGAGAAAAAGCAGACTTACGTCAAGTACAAGACGTTCGAAAACTCTATTCTTGCGGCGACCAGTGACGAAGTTTTTGACATGGAGAACGCAATATCCAACGAAATCCAGTTCAATGACAACATGACATCCTTCGTTAGAGATTATGAAAATAAAATAAAAGAAAAGAAAGCCCCAAAAAAGCTTGGGGTTGAACGCTTTATTGATGGAGACAACGATGACTCAGATAGCACTAATAACAGACACTCATTGGGGTTGTAGAGGCGACAGCCCTATATTCGCAGACTTTATCGCAAAGTTCTATAAGGAAGTGTTCTTTCCTTACCTCGAAGAGCATGGTATTGAAAACATAATCCATCTTGGCGATATCGTAGACCGTCGAAAATTCATCAACTTCGTAACCGCCAAAAGATTGAATGAAGACTTCATAGAACCTATTTACAAAAACAAAATAACGCTCCAAGCAATCATCGGCAATCATGACACATACTTTAAGAACACCAACGCTGTTAACTCAATGGATGTGTTATATAGAGAAGGAACGCACTTTCGATATCATTCTTCCCCTTATGAAGTAACGATTGATGGTTGTAAGATATTGCTAATGCCTTGGATATGCGATGACAATTATGAAGAGTCTATGCGTAAGATTGAACAAACTACCGCTCAGGTTCTGTTCGGTCATTTAGAGATTAGTGGGTTTGAGATGTATAAAGGATCGGTGATCAATCATGGGATGGATAGAAGTGTTTTTGACAAGTTTGATGTTGTATGTTCTGGGCACTATCATCATCGCTCTTCTAGGGGCAATATACACTACCTTGGTTGCCCTTATGAAATGACTTGGTCAGATTATAACGACCCTAAAGGATTTCACATATTTGACACAAAAACTCGCGAGCTAAAATTTATTCCTAATCCGTTGTCGATTTTCCATAAGCTCGTATATGATGATGTCGGAAAGACTATCAATCAAGCTACGGACTACGACTACGCGAATTACAAGAATGCATTCGTCAAAGTGATTGTTAAGAACAAGACAAATCCGTATTGGTTTGACATGGTTGTTGATAAGTTGGAAAAAGCGGGAACAACACAAATACAAGTGGTAGATGACAATTTGAACTTGAATTTAGAGTCGGATGAAAGTATAATAGATGAGGCAGAGGACACTATCACTATCCTCAAGAACTACGTAAACAATTTAGAATTAGACGCAGACAAAGTTGAGCTTGAATCTTTGATGCGCGAACTATACGGCGAGGCGATGGCGCTTGAATGATACTATTTAAGACTATACGATACAAAAATTTATTGTCCACGGGCAACGTATTTACGGAAATACCCTTAAACCAGCATCCTTCCACTTTGATTATCGGGGAGAACGGAGCGGGTAAAAGCACTATGATTGAGGCGATCAGCTTCGCTCTCTATGGTAAGCCTTTCCGTAAAATCAACAAGCCTCAGCTCTTGAACTCTATCAATCAAAAGAACCTTCTGGTTGAGATAGAGTTCAGCATTGGTAACAAAGAGTACCTTGTCCGAAGGGGGCTCAAACCGACTGTGTTTGAGATCTTTGTTGATGGAGACATGCTAAATCAAGATGCCGCTTCAAGAGACTATCAAGAGATTCTTGAGAAAAACATACTGCGACTTACTCATAAATCCTTCTCTCAAATCATCACTTTGGGTACATCAACGTTTATTCCGTTTATGCAGTTGCCCGCTAACATGCGGCGGGAGTTTATTGAAGACCTGCTTGACATTCAAATTTTCTCAACGATGAATGTGTTGCTGAAAGCTCGCATTCAGGAAAACAAAGACAAGCTGGCAACAGCAGACGCTGACATTGCGCTTTGCGAACAGCGAATTGAGATAACCAAAAGATACTTTGAGCAGTTAAAATTAAACAACGCTGATGTGATTGAAATTAAGAACAACAAGGTCAAAGAACATCAGCTCATGATTGATGAGCTTGATGGATTTGCTGCTACAGCGTTAGAGAAGGTTAGCCAGCTGCAAACTCAAATAACAGATCAAGGGAAAGTTTCTAATCAGATTAAAAAGGTTTCTGATCTTAGAAAAGAAATCAAATTCAAGCTGGAAAACTCAAATAAGCATGTACACTTCTTTGAGAACAACGACCATTGTCCGACTTGCACTCAAGACATATCTGATGAATTCAAAAAAGATGCTGTCTTCAATAAGAAGATGGAAAGTGAAGAACTTGAATCCGCTATCAATAAGCTGACTGAAATGGAATCTGAAGCTTGTGAACGAATGCAAAAGATTGATGAAATTAGCAGAGAAATATACGATTTGAATGCGGAGATTTTTGACTCTAACAATAAAATACGGATGTATAAAAAGTACAATGCTGAATTACAGAAAGAGATCAAAGCTCTCTTGAATTTCAAACTAGACATGGAAGTTGATACGTCTGAACTAGAACGTTCAAAAGCGCAACTCAAACAGTTACACAAAGACAAGGAAGAATGCACCAACAAGCGCGCATTGTTAAACACAGCAGCTTTGTTGTTGAAGGATGGCGGCATTAAGACTAAAATCATCAAGCAGTACGTTCCAATTATGAACAAACTGATTAACAAGTATCTCGCCGCGATGGACTTCTTTGTACAGTTTGAGCTGGATGAAAATTTCAACGAAAAAATTAAGTCTCGCTTCCGCGACGAGTTCAGCTATTCATCCTTCTCAGAAGGCGAGAAGATGCGTATTGATTTGTCGTTGTTGTTTACTTGGCGAGCGGTCGCAAAGCTTCGTAACAGCGCGAGCACCAATCTACTCATCATGGACGAGGTGTTCGACAGTTCTTTAGACGCTGCAGGTACAGAAGAATTCTTCAAGATTTTATCTGGTATAATTACTGACAGCAATGTGTTTATTATTTCGCATAAGGGTGATCAGTTGTTTGATAAATTCTCAAACGTGATCAAATTTGAAAAACATAAAAACTTTAGTAGGATGGTATAATATGAGTAAAATTTACAGTAATCTGTGTGAGCTTCGCCATACGCAATCATATACTGAGATTCGAGAAGACCAATCTTGGATGTGGATTAAAGAAGATTGGGAAGCTTGGAAGTACAGTCAATATCATTGGGTTAATTCACATAGAGAAGACTTAAAAAAGTACGTTTCCGATTTTTCAGTTTGCGTTCAAGCGGGTGGAAACATGGGGGTGCATCCTCGCTTGTACTCAGATATCTTTGAGAGGGTGTACACGTTTGAGCCAGACCCTCTTAACTTTTTTTGTTTAACGTTGAACTGTCAAAAAAACAACATTATTAAGATGCAGGCTGCGCTCGGTGCGGAGCATAAACTGATTACGGTGAACCGGCCATCCCCCACCAACGTTGGTATGCATAACATTAATGAAACTGACGTAGGGTTTATTCCTATGATTACATTGGATTCTCTAAATTTAGACGCTTGCGGTTTTATTCAGCTAGATGTTGAATTTTATGAATTGAACATCATCAAGGGCGCGTTAAAAACCATTGACAAGTTTAAGCCTGTGATCACTTGCGAGCTTAATCCGCTTCAACGTTGCGCTGTTTTTGCTGAGAGCGCGTATAAAGGAGTAAATCACGGAGCCGAGCCGACCTCTGTAACTTTAGACGAAGACATTCAAAAATTACTTACGCCTTTAGGTTATGAAAAGGTTGGAATGAGCGGGGACGATGGCGTATACAAGTACACAAAATAATTAAGTTTGGAGATTCAAATGACGCCGTATGCTCTTACCGAAAATCAAGTCGCCGTGTTACGCGCCGTAACTGAAAAGCTTCACAGTCAAGCTAAAGATATGGGTTGGCATAATAAACCAAGGGAAGTCGGGACGTTGATCGCTTTGTGTCATAGCGAATTAAGCGAAGCGATGGAAGGTGCTCGCAAAGATCTAATGGACGATCATCTTCCTAATCGTAAAATGCTAGAAGTCGAATTGGCCGATTGTATTATTCGTATTCTCGATATAGCAGGATTGTATAACTTAGATGTCGCTGGCGCAATCGCAGAAAAACACTCGTATAATTATTTTCGTGCGGATCACCAACTAGCTAATCGTGAAAAAGAGGGAGGTAAAAAATTCTAATGGCTATCCTAACGCTTGTAGATCAAACCCACCCAATTCTCCGTCAAAAGATGGAAGAGTTTGACTTTGCTAATCCGCCAACAGACCCTATTCAGTTGGCGAAGGATTTGACCGAAACAATGATACAAAACAAAGGCATTGGGCTTGCTTCCAATCAGTGCGGGTTGCCTTATAGGGTATTCGTGTTAACCGGCGAAACCGTTTTAGCTTGTTTCAATCCTAGGATTGTATTTGCGTCTGATGAAGTCGTTGCTCTTAATGAAGGCTGTCTGACTTATCCTGGCGTTGTTGTTAAAATAAAGCGGCCTCAAATAATCCGCGTTAGATTCACAATGCCTAATGGACAAACTACGACGGTTAAATTTGATGGATTGAGTTCAAGATGTTTCCAACACGAATTAGACCATTTGAATGGTATTGTTCACCTTAGTAAGGTCAACCAATATCACAAAAATAAAGCCTTGAAATCAAAAAAGATTTACGATAAAATAATGAAAGCGAATCTGTTAAGCAAACTGAAGTAGGATCATATGACAAACATAATTTATTGTGAAAAAAAGTATAATTGTGAAGATTTAAAAGGAACGTTCCTAGACGAATCTCATTACGACATACTTCTTACTGAAGACACCGACGTTTATGCGCCGAGTTATATTGGAGAATACAACGAAAACACCGTTGTTTTGAAGTTTCGCAAAAACGTTTTTTCTAAAGAAGAACAAGACCTTTGTTACGAGGGTCTAATCAACGCTGCAACGGAGTCTCAAAATCGCGGGATGGCGGCAGGTCCTCGCGGAGATATTCTAACTGCAAAATCCCGAGGCGGTAGAGAATGGGTCACGCCAGTTCAAGCGGCAATATTGGAGTTCTTGACTGAAGATCATTATTACCTTAACACTGACACGCTTGATTCCATCAAAGATCAATTCAAAGATATGAAAGAGGTCGATGACACGCGAGGCCATGTTTGGATGCGTAGCGAAGTGTTAAAAGACCATGAGCCTTACTTTGGTTGGTTTGATCGTTGGTTAGACTCAATTTCAACTAAGTCTAAAGAAGAGCAAAAGAACGCAGCGAAGTACGTTAGAGACAACTACATCTCTGACACCAACTACGCTCAATCAGTGATATCAGGTGTTGCTGGATACTACTCAAGGTATCCTCGTATTCCTTATGGAAGAGCAACTTCGTACACCGAAAAAAACCCAGAGTTGTTTGCAAAATCTTTTCCTTTTCTAAACAAACTGAACTCAGAGTTTAAGCGGTTGTTGCCTAAGCGTTGGGCTGCTCAACGCGCAGCAGCTGATCAGCTTGACCCAAAATTCTTGATTGATCAAACAGTGTTTACAACGCTGACTGTAAACCATAACTGGAGAACAGCCGCGCATCTAGACGCTGGAGATTTGGCCGCTGGGTTTTCAAACCTATGCGCGCTTGGCAAAGGCTGGGAAGGCGCTGAATTGATTCTCCCTGAGTTTAGGACAGCGGTTAAACTTGCGCCCGGAGATATGTTGCTTGTAGCAAATCATACAGCCATTCACGCCAATGCGCCTCTAGGCGGCGAGAATCCCGACCGTATGACAATCGTAGCTTACTTTCGAGAAGATATGCTAGAGTGTAAATCTTGGGATTACGAAAAGCTTCGTAAGCAGTATGTAGATGAGCGTCGTGCCAACAAAGAGCATAAATACTGGCGTCCGCTTTGGAATGGCGTTTCGCCAAATATGTGGAAAGAAAAGGAGTGGCTTGATTATATGAAAGCGCATAATACGCAAGACCCATACAAAGAATCAGCTAAAAACTCCGTGATGGACTTCTTTTGATTAAGATACCTGGAGATACGGGCGGAGACTGGAGAGCGAAGAAGTTCGTAGAATATGCGCACTTTGTTCCTCCAGTCCATCAAGCATTCTTAACTGAATACGCCAATCGTAGAAAGCTGACGGAAGAACAAGCAGTTCTTTTGTCTTTCATTATGGGCAATGTTTATTCAGAACTGACCGCCATCTTTATGTTTGAAGCTTGGGATATGAAATGTCCAGACCTCAAACAAGTTGATGAATTCTTAAAAGAATGGAACGATCAAATCGTTTACGGTTCAGCACGCAAGTGGCTTAGATACTGCGACCGAGCTTGGACGACCTTCAATTGGTTTGTCGCGGAAACCGAACAACAACCTATGCAATGGTTCAACAAAGTCGGAGTTGGCTCGACCGAAAGGGAAGTGTATGAGAGTTTGATAGAAGCTTCTCAACAATGCCCTGAGTATGGTCGGTTTGCATCAGACCTGTTTAACGAGATTCTTATGGTGTTCAATAAATCTGGACATCTAAGCAAGAAACTCAAGTCTGACGAAAGCATTAATTTTTACGACGGTATGAACCTCACGTCCGGTATGTTCAACATTATGTACATGGACGAAAGAGCAAACGAATTTGATAAGAACGAAAAACTAACCGCACAAGAATTCGACTTGCTCATGAACAGGCTTCTAGAAATAAAAGACATGTATCAACAAGCTCATCCGGAAAAAGAAGTTGATGTTCCTTTGTTCGTCACTAAGATTTGTTCTTTTAGAAATTGTTTTAAAGGAAAACGCGGAGGTGGATACCATCACTATAGACAGCTGAAGTATCTTAGAACCTTTGAACAAATCGCCCCTAAGTATAAGCAGTTATGGGATGAATGTTACGACATACGTAAAACGGTTTATCCCTCAATTTTACGCGGCGAAGATCATGGGATATATGACATCCCACCCGGATTAACTAAATGGTGGCTTGATCACGGTTGGGTTGGATGCGAACCGGAAGCTTTGTTATCAATAAAACAAAACACATTAGAGAAATTTTTTGAATGACAGCTAGGTGGTCTGAAATACATAATGTTCAAGAACAAAAAGACCTTCGTCAAGGTTTAGATTTCAGATTGCCTCAATATCGTCGAGAAGTGTTTCTACGCTTTTACGAGTTTCATTTAAAATATAAATCGCATCCCGGCGCTGTGTATTATGCGCTTCCTTGGCTTTCAAATTACTATGGTCAAGACCTTGAAGATAGGTTGTGGATGGCGTTCATCAACGGCTGTTCTCAGCATATAGTGACGACGTCAATAATCTACGAACGCTTCCCGAAACTAAAAGATGTAGACCTTGATCAACTAAATCAATGGTGGCAAAACAATCACTCAAAATTTAAAGTTGGTAGCGGATGGGATTCTGATAGGAAATACTTTAAGGTTGGAAAAACCGGATTTCCTAATTGCGTCGAGAAATATAAAAAGCTTGTAAGTGAATACGGTAATCAGGTAAACTTGTTTGACTACCTAAACAATACTGGCGACGCTCACAAGAACTTCGAAAACACATGGCAATATGTAAGAAAGAACTTCCTGTCTTTCGGTAGACTATCAACGTTTTCTTATCTAGAATATTTGCGCATACAAGGCTTGCCGCTCGATTGTAACAATCTGTTTCTGAATGACATTGGCGGCTCAAAGTCGCACCGCAACGGTCTTTGTAAAGTCTTGGGTAGAGACGACTTAGATTGGTGGGACGCAAAAGGCTCGGACAACAAAGGGTTCAAAGGCTACGACAAAGAAACATTAGCTTGGCTTACCAAAGAAGGTGAGTTGTTGTTGGATGAAGCTAAAGCTAGAATTCAACATAATGACGTTAGCTACTTCACCTTAGAAAGCACTCTATGTTGTTATAAGTCTTGGCATAGACCAGACAGGCGCTACGCCAACGTATACAATGACATGTTCTACAACCGCATTAGATACAGCGAGAGAGTGTGGGGAAATCAGTTTGATCACTTTTGGAAAATGCGCGAAGAGTCGTTGCCAAAAAATTTGAGATTAGAACATAACTCTTGGGATCCAGGGTTTTGCAAACGCAAACAAAACCACTATCGATTGAGCGGTCAGGTTATAATGATGGATCAGGATTGGGATTGCTTTGTTAACAATTTTAACGATGGGATTGAATTATTAGGAGAATAGAATGAAAGTGATTGCTGTTATGGGAGAGCCTGGATCTGGCAAGACCAGCCTCATGAAAAATGTTATGAAAGCACTTGATGTCGGAGATGTAGTTGAAAAGCATAACCTTGTACGTTATCATCACTCTAACAACGTTTACGTGCTAGGGATTTACGAAGACGGTAAAACGTTCTCAGGCACAGACGCGCTTAGTATGGCTGTACAACCTGATGCAGTTTCTTTTCTGGCCACCTTAAGCGAAGATGCGATTGTTCTTTTCGAAGGCGATAGATTATGCACTGCTTCCTTTCTTGAGCATTGCAACTCTCTATATGATACAACAATCGTATACCTTAAGACCGACCGCGACGTTCGCGAAGAACGTTACGCTGAACGCGGCAGCAATCAGAACGAGACTTGGTTGGCTGGCCGTGAATCTAAGATTGCTAACATCCTAACGAACATGGAACTCATGGGCGTAATCGAAAAGCGTTCTAATCGGAACCTAGACGAACAAAAAACCTTGGTTGATTTTATCAATGATATAGTGTATAATTGGAGGAAGGTATGACTGTGACGTATAAGTCAATTGAAGACGAACCAATAGCAATTAGAGGCGTTTTACGACCTCCTGTAGAAATAGAATATAAGTACAACGAGGATAAGACATTAGAGCTGCTCAAAGC